GCACGTTTGGTTATTGTGCTCAAATGTGATCTTTCTGATTTGGTAAAAATCCTAAAATAAATTTATTATAGGAAATTTTACTGCATTTTTTGCCGAAATATGTTATAACCAGCATAAGGGGATTTAAACATATTTTTTCAAAAAATGAAAAAGAAAGGGGTGAGCAGCATGACTGACGCTGAGCGTAAGGAGCTGCAGGACCAACTGGCAGAAATGATATATTCACTTCTGTTTGAGACCAAGTCCGACGAATAGGGTACCGCCTACATATAGGCAGGCGAATAAGCACTTCACGTTTTGTGGAGTGCTTATTTTTTTATTTTTCTTTCCTTTTGGAAGTTTTCCATTTTAAAAACTCCAAATAATCATAAAGATTAGTTAAGTCTTCATCGGAAAGATCGTCAAGAAAAAGGCGAATGTTTTCGATTATTTCGTCTTTTTTCTTTGAGTTCTCGGTAACATTTACCGAGTCCTGATAGAGGTAGTTTGGATCAACTGATAGGACTTTAAAAATATTTAACAGAACATCTTCTTTAGGGCTTGACGTTCCATTCTCATAATTGCATATTGCCGATTTTGTAACGCCAAGCTTGTCAGCTAATTGCTTTTGTGTCATTCCAAGTTGTTCTCGTTTTTCCTTTATTCGTGACCCTAGACTCATATGTTTCCCTCCCTTCTATACTTATATTCTACCACAATAATACAAGTATGTCAAGATAAAAGTACAAGAAATTTGATATTAATATCAAGAATTGTGTACAAATTTTAATGCGAATATTTGTACACTTTTGTACAAGAAACTTGTACAAAACATCTTGACAGTTCAAGAAACTTGTGCTAGAATATATGTAAAGTACAAGAAACTTTAACTAATCCATGAAAGGAGATGTCCATTATGACAAACAAGGCTAAGAAATCAATCGTAGCAGAACAGCTTAAGAAGATCATTGATGACAGAGGTCTTAAGCAGAAGAAAGTTGCCGAAATCCTCGGCTACGACTACAGAACATTCAACAATATGCTGAATGGCTATAAGATGATAACAACTGATGATGTGATTATCATTGCTACGAAGCTTGGTGTTGAGCCTAATCAGCTTTATGGCTGGTCAGCATAATAACGTTTTGTTGACCTCAACAAAACGAAAAAAGAGGTGATACCAATGTCAAAATCAACAGACCATGATTTCAATGAGATAGTATATGACAGTGTTCTTCCTGAGATTGCAAGAGCGTTCTGCTCTTTAAAAAAAGAAGTCTCAGGAAATAAGCTCGTGAATGAGCTATCTCCTGAGGAAAATGAGATTATAAAAATCAAAAGCAAAATGTTGAACAAAGTCATAACAGACTTTATTCAGAAACAGCTATGATCAAGGCGTGAACTGATTCACAACATATATTTCAGCAAGTTTCTTGACCAATTCAAAAGTCAGCGCTTTGGCATTTTTCTTAACAGTGCTCCACAGCTTAGAATCCCGAATGCTGTCGAGATACTGATGACCCTCATATGTGATACAGCTGTAGACAATAGTTATAATCTTGCTGTCAGCCCCTATGGGTTTTGCCTCAATATACTTGGCTTCCAAGAGCTTAGTTGAAGAATAAACAATATCGGCTCGTGAGAAGTCTGGCATTTTCTCACAGACCTGCTTAAGGGTTAAGCTTGGAAATGACAAGCTATCGTCCATGACTAGGTTTTCTTCAAGAGTTAGCAAAAGTTCACGAACACAATCATAGTTTAGTTTCATAGTTATCCCCCTTTCTGATATATTTCAAATTTATTATATCATACAAGGTGGGAGCATTCAAGTTAAATGAGGAGAATAAAAGTGACAAACCATAAGATAAAAGACTATCATAAGAACCGCCTTGCTTTCGAGGTCATAGTCAAGAACTATGAAATGCTCTGTTCCCTACTGATAGTGCTGAATAAGGAGTATCCTAAGACGTTTTATCCCAAGAAATGTCGCCAATGGATAGATGATTTTGCAGACAACTGCAAAATTGCCAACGAATGGGACAAGGACGGTGTATATGCCTATAAAATGCAGCGGGCGTGCGAGAATAGCGGCATAGATCTGAACATGGTAGTAACGTTCGTTGAACGGAATTGCAAAGAGTTCAATCTCCAGAACAGGGCTATTCTGGCGGACAACATCAAGCTGGCGCTTGTGCAAACCGCAACAGAGTATGGCGTGGGTGGCAAGCGTATGAAAGCCATTCAGAACGCCATGTTGGAAACTTTCATTGACAATCCAAGGGAGCAGGTCAAGGCGCTGGGCATAGATGATTATATCGAAGAATGTACAGTGGGGCAGGTCGATATCCGCAAGTTCAGAGTCAAAGACAAGGTCAGGACTACCCTGCAGGAGCAGAAAGAAACTTCAGCAGGCTTGGAAGCGTTCCGGCGCTGGTCAGCTGAGAATGTAAAAGAGGGGCAGTAAAGTGAAAGAAACGATTGATATTCCCGTAAGCGTTACATATCGCATAGAGGACGGCAAGATCATAGAAACCCGCCGCAAGGTCAAGAAGATACCGATTGACGTTATCGCAAGCATTCTTTACCGCCACTTCAAACAGAAAGAGAGGGATAAGAAGTGCTGCACATCATGAAGATAGACACTATTATCGGTGAAAGAACAAACGCTGAGATAGAAAGAGCCATTAATAAGGCTCAGCTTGTCACCGACAAGCTATGGCATGGAGATCTGAGCAAAGAAGACCTCCTAAGCTACTACGTGGCGCAGACCATAGAGAAGCATTTGGTGGCTGATATTGAAGAGCGTATCAAGGAGTTGGAAGGTGCCGAAAATGTACACAAAGAGTAATACCCGCAATTCACTGATATCGCAAGCCGTCATCAGAATAGCAACGGATATGGGAATTGAAAGCTATGTCCGAGAGATACGCCACGGCTATTCTATATGTGCCGGCGAATTCGTCATCGTTGACATGGCGGACAATACCAGCGTCAAGATGATAATATCAGATTATAACGGTTATTATCAGCAAATCAAAAAGAATCTGAGAAAATGGAGGAAAAACTATGGCAAAAAAAGACGTAGTCCTTGCACTCAATGAAGATGTCAAGGCGGTTGATTACTTGGCAATGAGGGAGCAGAGAGACAAGCATAACAAGCTCGTTACCCGTCGAAAGCGTGAAGATCGCAGAGAGTGCTTCGCAATGGCCTTGCTGACTATCTTCTTTGCATTCATGATTATAGTAGTAATGCTCGGTCTTGGGCAGGTATGGGAGATGATTTACTGATGTATGATTTCAACAACACTGTCAAGCTTAACCGCATAGGTGGTGAATATGTCATCACTGTGGACGGAAAGCCGTTGGAAACGTCACTCAGCTCTAATCAGCGCCGAAATCCCCTTATAGCTGTCAGCAGATATGCGTCAGCAATAGACGAATACCTCAGAGGGAACGTCAAGAAGTATCTTGCTGAAAACGAGCTGAACGTAGTTACGGGCTGTAATGTCTGCATGGAGTGTACAGACTGCAAGTTCTATCACCTCAATGACGCTGAGAGCAACTGCCGCCTAGGTGACAACAATGAGTAAGACAGTATACGTCGATAATACTATCTATCGAAAAGAATCTAAGCAGTTTCCTAACGTCAAGTATCGTTTCAACCTTGCCAACGTCGTGATACATAGTATGTATACCATGTATCTTAAGAGCCGTGGCATACCGAAGACCATAGGGCTTACAGACAAGCAGCGTTTTGATTTTGAAGAACGTATTCAATCTCTTATCGACAACGGGTCTATCGTAGTGACAGAAGTCGAAGCAGGAACGAAAGGAAAATGAAAATGAGTACCATAGGAATAATACTGTTATCCATAGCGACGCTTATCGTTGCGGATATCGTGATGTACATAGTACTTGGTGCCATTGAAAAGCACTGGGAGAAAAAGTTTAAGGAGGATAAAGATGACGAGAGATGAAATAATTCTTGCAGCAAAATGCTGCATAGCAGACAACTGTGGAGCTTGTCCGTTTATGAATAGAGGTAATTGCATTACTGATTTTATGAAGAATGTTCTTGAATGCATAAAAAGTGAGCCTGCACCTGCGGCAACAGGTACAAGCTCAACGAAAAAAGAAAACACTTTTCAAGTTGATGATAGCACAAAAGAGAAGATTTGTCAAGCATATGATACCGTAGATGAAGCCTGTGCAGATATAATCGATATCTATGAAGTAATGTCTGAGCGAGAACATAGAGCTTTTAACATTGGAGAGGCGTATGGAAAGATATGCAGCACGAAATGTAAGTTGGAAGGACTGATCGGAGCAAGCGGAAGAGAGGGAGAGTAAATGCCGATTATAACAGACGTTGACCTGCTATGCTATAATGCTGAACTTGCAGGCGCCAGAAAGCGACTGAATTACAAATCGCCCCCGCCAAGGCATAACGCAGGTCCATGTATTTTTTACAACAGTATAAGGCAAGAGTGCATGGCATTAATCGAGAAGCCAACACAAGAAATTTGCACACGTTGCAAGTTTTTCAAAACCAGAACGGAGGATTATAATGCAGATGAATTCAAATAAACAGAAACCAACATTTGATTGGAGAAAATTCAAGTATGAGAACATAGCTGTTCATGTCAAGACTCAGGAAGAATACGATAACTTCATGAAAGAATGTAAGGGGCAGGGGCTGACATGGTGCACTGGCAAAGAAGTTGATAAGATCAATTTATGGCCGGACTGTGCATATGATATGTGCATTGTATATGACAATAGCGGGCTTGTAAAAAAGGGATTGCATTATCAGAGACTTGGCTTCTTTAAGGACACGGGAAATAGAATAGAAGAATTCGCAGATTTCTATTTTCCAAAAGATTATCAGCCAATTAATTCAACCAGCAATCTTATTCCAGAAGAACAGATAGAATTATTGGAAAAGCCAACAACACATACCTTGAAGCTGGAAGAATGCTTCTGTGAAGCAGTTGTTGCAGGTAAGAAATGCTTTGAAATTCGTAAAAATGACAGAGGCTTTCAGCCTGGAGACACGATTGAATTCATTCCAGTAAATAACGGACATCCTGCTATTCATGTGATATCAAACCGCAGATATAGGATAACATATGTCCTAAGTGGTTGGGGGTTGAAGAATGGATATGTTGCATTAGGAATAGAGGAGGTAAAGAACTATGACTAGCTACAGAGAGCAGGCGTTAAAGAAACTCACAGACGAACGAGAGGGCGTTAAGCTTAGCGGTGGAGCATCGGCGAACACAGTGCTGAGTACTATCATTCAGCCTGTCATAGACGCACTTGAAAGCTTCGTCAAGCAAGACGAGGAGTTCGCACAGGCGGTCGCTCAGGGCGGCACACTTCAGAAGTGTTTTGAAGAAGTTTACAAAGCAATTAAGGATAGCAACTTTGCACTATCAGACTTCAAGACTTATGAGACCGCAGCAGGCTTTTTCTTCCCTGGCTGTAAGATACGTTATCACATGGATATAGACCTCTGTGGTAGTGTCAACAAGGAAGCGCCTGAGCAGAAGCGCAAGTCGATCACAGTTTCTTTTGATGACTTATTCTGATCTGAGGTGAGTCGATAATGTGGAAAACTGATGAGCACAAGCAAGAGCTGGATATATTCCCCGTATATACAGACCACCTCACGCCCGACCAGCGTGCTGACATTGAGAGTTTCCCACAGCTCAATGCCAATGATTGTAAGAAAATTAATGGTTGTTTCACGCCTTACATATTTTACAAACGCACAAGTGCAGGAAGATACACTTGTTTCTGCACAAACTGCAACAAAGAATACAAAGTCAATCTGAACGATGTTGATGACATCTATCATGTGCAGGACGAAGTCAGACACGGATACAGAGGTGTATGTCCGTACTGCAAGGTCAATGCTGAGTATAAGTCTGCTGGATACAAGCAAGTGGGGCTTGCCGAGGCCATAGACCTTTGTGTGTATAAAGTTGTCGATGATTTGGTCTACATATTTGCAGCAGTAGTCGAGAAGAATTATAACCTTTATTCTACAGATGACTACGATAGAGAGCCGAACATTGTTGTTGACATCAAGAAGATGTACGTTTTACGAAAAGGACGAGCAGAGGTGTACAATGTCGGCTATGCGTACACACGACACGGCTTTACAGCATTTTTTCACCCAATAAAGAAAAAAATTTGCGAAGCCTTTAACGACGGCTTTGCAAGTCGTCCAAAAAGATATCTTTACAAAGAGACACTTCGTAACACGTTTTTAAAGTATTCAGGGATAGATTTTGTGAAAAATGGCTACATCACCCAGTTCGATCAGGAACGCTACTACACAGCGTATGCTATGTATCCCATACTTGAAATGGCCACAAAGATGGACTGTGCAATGTTCGTTCAGGACCTTTTGTGGAGAAATAAAAAAAACTATAAGATTCTGGACTGGTCGGCAAAGTCGCCGAAAAAGTTCTTCAAGCACCTAACGCAAAATGAGGTCAAAACCATTCTTGAAGATCACACGCCGGCAGAAGTTATTGAGGTGTATCAGGACTTCAAGCGCAAAGGCAAGAAGAAAGACCTTTTCTACTGCCGAATGTATAGCTATATCATTGATTACTGTACCAGCATTGAAAAGGCAGGCGTTGATCCAGAGCAGGCATTAGAATACCTGAGAAAAGTCATGAAGCACTCTCCCGAAGAAGAACGTTGCGAAGACGATCACTCAGAGATAAGGCGCCTTGTCAAGCTGTATGACGATTATGCCAATATCGGCTTGAAAATAGGCTATGATTTTCGCTTGAAAAACATAGCCTTTCCGAGAGACCTGAACGAAGCGCATGATAACGCAGTTGAGAACTTCAATTTCATGGAAGAAGAACGCAAGAGAAAAGAAGCCGCCGAGCTTGAGGAAGCCTATAAGCCCAGATACAAGAAGCTTTGCAAGAAGTATAAGGGCTATAGCTATCCTGGTATTCAGTTGGTTGTACCAGAGAATGCCGAAAGCATTATCAGAGAGGGAAAGGACTTGCGAATATGCGTCGGCGGTTATGCTTCAAGGCATTGCAGTGGGGTTACGACAATTCTATTCATCAGAAAGCCGTCTGACCTTGATAAGTCATGGTTTACGATTGAAATAGACAATGCTGACCATATCGTGCAGTGCCACGGATTTAAGAATGAACAAGTCAAAGACCCTTTAACGGGCAAGAAGCTTGAAAAGCCTGAAATAATCAAGGCGTTTGAAGTCAACTTCCAAGAGTGGCTGAATAGCCAGAAGAAGCTGACTAAAAGGAGAAAAGCAAGCTAGGAGGAATAACAATGAACGAGATCAAACTAAGACCCGGTGAGGAGTTCGTATATAATGGTATACGTTTTATATGCCTCGACATTATCGACGGCAACTACTTAGCGATAACGGCTGAGTGCTGGTGGAAAAAGCGTTTTAACAATGAGTACAAGGACGGCTGCAACAACTGGGAAAAGTCAACGCTCCGCCGATTTCTCAACGAAGATGTGCTCAAGGAATATTTTGATACAAAGCAGCTTATAAAGCAAACGTCTGACCTTATCGCCGATAACGGCGACAAAGCCTATGGAACGTGTGAGGACTATATAACGCTGCTCAATTGCGACCAGTACCGCAAGTATAGAGATTATGTGCCGCTTTTTGAAAAATGTATGTGGTCGCTTACTCCGTGGAGGTGCGGCACCAACTACGATTACGCCGTGCGTTACGTCACCCCGACAGGTGCTATCAGCTACGGCTATGCGGACAACAGTTACGGGATCGCCCCAGTTTGTTTGTTTAAAGCTGATAATCTCATATTGCGCCGACAGGCGCAGCTTATACCCGCTGAATAACTAACCAAAATAGGAGGAAACGCAATGGAAAACACAGAAATTACAGTATCTATGAAAACGGCTATGGCAGAACATCAGCACATATGCGAGTGCTACCGAACAGCTGCTACGGCTATCGTAGAAATGGGCAGGTCACTGAAAAATATCAGAGATTACAAGCTCTACATATCACTTGGCTATGAGTCTTTCAAGAATTATCTTGAAAGCAATGGCGATTACACGTTCAAAGAACGCCAGGCATATACCTATATCAAGCTCTATGAGGACAACAGCACAAAGTTCCTTGAAGAACACGCAAGTATAGGTGTAACAAAGCTGGAGCTTCTCTCCAAGCTTCCGGAGTACGAACGTGAAGAATTCGCTGACACACATGACCTTGGCGGAATGACAGTTGAAGAAGTCAAGAAGCTAATCAAAGAAAAGCAGGCATTAGGCGAACAACTGACATTCCTTGAGGAGGAGAAGAAGGAGCAGACAGAAAGCGCCGAATCTCTCAGAGCTGAGCTTGAAGAACTGAGAGAAAAGCTTAAGCAGGCCGAGGACAAGCCTATCGAGGTAGTTAAGAGAGACCTCGACGAAGAAGAGATTGACAAGATAAGGCTGTCTATCCGTCAGGAACTTCATGCCGAACATATGAAAGAGCTGAATTCGCTGAAGAAGTCAAACCGTGAAGCCGTGAAGGCGGCAGAAGCTGAAAAAAATAATGCCCTTAAGAAAGCACAGGCAGAGCGTGACAATGCAGTTAAGGAAGCCGTCGCTAAGTATGAAACTGCCCTCAGTAAAGCTAAGTCTGAGGCAGAAGAAGCGGACCATGCCAAGGCAGAGTTGGAAAAGAAATTGAAGTCAGGCAATGCAGACGAAGCAAGGGCTGTGCTGAAGATCATCTTTGAAAACGTTCAGAAAGGGCTTACGGAATTCATTGAAAAAATCAATGATATTGAAGACCCACAAACCAAGGAAAAGTTCATTACTGTCACAAGCAAGTGGCTCAGGCAGGCGGCTGATGACCTTGAGGGGTAATGTTTTGAAAGCAGGACATAGATGACAACAGAAATAATTAACGAACTATTCGGCATAAAGGAAAGCTTTGAACTTCCGCAGGCACTTCTTGCGAAACTTCTTGACAAGGCTGAAAAAGACAAGCTATGCAAGGAATTTGTCAAACAGGGTTTCAATGGCAACAATGATTGCCTGCGTGACTATTTTCAAGAGAATAACGCAAACCGCAGTAATCTAAAGCAGGATTATACGCCCGATTGTCTGTGCAAGTTGATTTCCAAGCTTGCACCAAAGTCAGGGAAGATAATTGATATTTGTGCAGGAACTGGCGCACTGTCGGTTGGTATGGATAGGGATAGCGTCTTTCAATGCGAAGAATTATCGCAAATGAGTATTCCTGTGTTGCTTCTCAACCTTGTGATACGCAATAAAGATGCCATTGTTGTTCAAAAAAATGTTTTGCTTAACGAAGTGCAGAAAGTTTATAAGCTGTGCAAATCGGACGAGTTCAGCGATATAGAAGTTGTTGATACTTATGAAGAGAATACAACGGACGTTGTCATATCAAACCCACCTTATTCGCTGAAATGGGAGCCGAAATCAGACCCACGCTTTGAGGGCTATGACCTTGCACCTGCTAAAGCTAGTGACTATGCGTTTGTACTTGACGGCTTGTCGAGGCTGTCGGACGTGGGCAAGGCATTCTATATCTTGCCTACAGGCGTTCTCTTTAGAGGTAATGCAGAGGGCAGGATCCGCAAGCAACTCATAGAAAATAATTTGATAGACGCAGTTATCTCATTGCCTGAAAATATGTTTTTGAATACCTGCATACCTGTCAATGTTATCGTCTTCAGCAAGAACAAGCAAACGAGAGACATTTTGTTTATCAGTGCCGAAAAGCTTTTTGAAAAGCACGGCAAGCAGAACGTCATGACGGACGAGCACATTCAGAAAATAGCCGATACATATCACAGCCGCAGTGTTGTTGAAAAATTCTCAAACGTGGCAAGCTATGAGGAAATTGCTAAGAATGACTACAATTTGAACATTCCACGCTATGTTGACACGTTTGAAAAGGAAGAACTTCCGTCTTTGAAAGACCTCTGCAAAGAGCTGATACAAAGCGAACTTGAAGTGCGTAAGGCAACGAATGACCTTATGGCAACGCTGAAAGACCTCTGCGGTGATGATGAATATAATCAGGTCAAGGACGATTTTTTGAAATTCTTCACTGAGCAAGACATTGTCGGTGAAACCATGGCAACATGGCTTGAAATGAAAAATCTTGAAAACCGCACGGACTACATTCTTTCCCATGCCAAGAAGGAACGCAAACCACTGCTTGACATTGTGACATTTGAACGTGTGAAAAAAGGCAAAGTGTACGAAGCTGGCAATGTCTATATTCAGCTATCCGCTACGGACGGAAAAGTAAGATATCTTTGCGAGAACTCAGAGCTGGAAACCAAGTACGGCGTATTTCAACCCAAAGACAAGAGCATGGGAACAAGATATCTTTTCTATATCTTGGAATATGAAATGGAAGCGTTTTTGGCACGATATCAAAGTGGCATGAACATCAATCCTGACATTTTCAAATTCATGCAAGTGACGTACTATCCCGAAGTGAAGTATCAGCAAGAGATAGCTATGACACTTGACGGCATTCAGGCAAGGTATGACGAAGTGTATCAAGAGAAAGAGTCATGGCAATGTTTTAAAAAGTATCATTTGGAGGGAATGTTTCCCTAAAAAAACCGCCCCGTAGGGCGGCATAAGATTATATTTGACGGTGTTTTTTGAAAAATGCGTAAAATCCAACGGCAATCGATGCAATGAGCAGACCACCAAGGACAGGGACGGTATCAACGAGTTTCACAAAGGCAAATGCAAAGATCTTAATCGTTGACCACACAGACTGCAGCAGTTGTAACATTTTATCACTCCTTTCTTGAAATTTTATACATTATAACACCGTCAAATACGATTGTCAATATGCTTAACCAATACTACACATGATATACACATTTTAAACACAAAGGAGCAAAAACATGATAAAAATCAAGCCTGAATACATATTTCCACTTCTGCTGATTTTGCTGGACGTGGGAGCAGCTATCATATACGCTTTGCAAAAGGACTACAAGAAAGCCGTCTACTGGATAGCGGCGACTGTGCTGAATGTGACAGTAACATTTTAGGAGGAATAACTATGTCAGATGAAAATCCAAAAGCTATAGCGCAGAAAATCTTGTCTGAAATAACCACGGGCAGAAATAAAGATAGAAAGAGCTTGAAAAAAGCTCTTTCAACGCTCAAAGTTGGAGATCAGATTGCAACAGGCGAAGAAATATGGACTGTTATTGGTATAGAAACAATTGAATCTAAATCTTTTAAAATACCAAGAACATTGAAAGTTAAGTGTTCATCATCACAGCGGAGCAAATGCTTGATTTTCTACATACCAAAGGGCGGTGTTATGTAATGAAAAGTTCAAACACACCAACAGAACACATAGAGCAGGCATTGCTTTTCAAGTGGGCGACATTCAGTTCAGGCAAATATCCCGAACTGGAGTATATGTTCGCTATACCGAACGGCGGCTATCGCCACTATAGAACTGCCGCAGATCTTAAGTCTGAGGGCGTAAAGTCAGGTGTGCCTGACATAATGCTTCCGGTGGCACGTGGCGGTTACTACGGTCTTTTTATAGAAATGAAACGCACATCAGGTGGACGAGTATCGGAATCTCAACAGAAGTTTCTGAAAACGCTTAATGACAACGGCTATCTTGCAGTTGTCTGCAAAGGATTTGAGCAGGCGCAGGAAGCAATCTTGAAGTACCTTAATAAAGGAGTGAGAAAATGAAAATATCTAAGCTGAAAAAAATATGCAGTAAAGCGGCTAAGACCATATCCTACTTCTATAATGAAAATGATAATTCATTATGGATCGGCTCAGGAAGTGCAATATATCCGCTTTACGGCATGCCGAACATGAATACCAGCGAGCAGTTACTCACGCTTTTTGACATTAATGAAAGTGACCGTGAGAATTGGAAATGTAAGCAGCTGCCACCTGCTATTGAAAGCAGCATTGTTATGAACATCGCTTCATGCACAACAGGCAAGATTATAGATCGTCGTTCAACATTCGTTGCCGGACCAAGCGAATATCAGATATTCTCAGGCACAGAAAAAGTACATATATGCCCGAAAGCATTTCTTGAAGTAATAGATGATTATGAAATTCTTACATACTATTCCATTGATGATATGATAATCGTCAAAGCAGGCTTACTGACACTCGGTGTACTGTGTGAAACCCATGGCGTTATAACACGAGAACTTCTTAATGACATTAATTCCATGCACGATATGTTACAAGAAGTATTCAACAGGGAGTGCGAAGAAAAAGACAAGAGCAGAAATTATGAGCAATTGGCAATGACAGAGTGAAGCCCTATATATTATATATAGTATAGAACAAGTGTTCAGCCCGTGTGTAAGCACGGGTATGAGGGCTTGTAATGGGTCTTAATAACTCGGACAGTGGGAGGAAATGACAATGAGCCTTATGAGATACAGAGAGCAAAAGTATATTTATGGAAACTACATGGAAGTGAATATGTATCCTGTCTATGCCTGCCCACGTTCTTCTAGTCGAAAGAAGAAAAGAAAGCCGACAAGCAAGGTGCAGGAGAGATTGAATCAGATCAATGCTGAAAGAGCTCTGGCAAGACTTATCCCTGCAAACTTCACTGACAAAGACTATAAGTTCGAGCTGACCTATGCACCGCAGAATAATCCTGCTGACCTTGAGCGTGCCAAGAAAGACTTTGCTAACTTTGTCAAGCGTGTGAATAGAGCAAGAGTCAAGAGAGGCTTACCGAGAATGAAGTATATTTATTCCATTGAGCAGGGCCCAAAGTCTGGACGTATCCACTTCCATGTTATCATGACAGGTGGTCTGACTATCAACGAGATAGCATCCATATGGGGCAAGGGCTATGTTGACAAGGTCCTGCCATTGATGTTTGACCAGACAGGCTGTGCAGGAATTGCAAAGTATTTCTGCAAGCAGAAGATTTCAGAACATAACAACGGCAAGCACGCCAAGCGTTATGTTGCGTCAACTAACTGCATTAAACCGCAACCGCAGAATAATGATTATCGTTTAACGAAACGTGCGGTGCAGAGCATGGCATATAACTGTGATAACTCGGCGCTTTTCGAGAATATGTATCAAGATTATTACTATGCCGATTGCCGTCCATTCTGGAACGAGGATAACGGCACGTTCTACATATCGCTATTCATGTACCGCCGAACGGCGAAGCTGAACATATAGGGGGTGAGATGATGAGTCTTAAGGGAGCTGAGCTCAGTGTGATATGTGATGATTGCCATAAGGCATTCATAGTCTGCGTTCGCAAAAAGAGATTTCAAAGCATAGAGGGGGACGTATGGTGCTATAACTGCCCTCACTGTGGTAAGTTATACGTTGCATATATCGACGATAGCCTGACACGTCATGCCCATGCGCTTCAAAAAAACGGTGTTGTGTTGAAAGATATCCTGTCGAAAATATCGAGAGAATTATCGGCAAGGCAGGGAAAGGAGAATTATCATGACTAAGAAGCGATTGCTGTCATATCGACAGCTTAAGGCTGAGCTGAAGTGGGTAAGTACAGACAGTGATGATTATAGCAGACTCAAAGCAGAGATATCAGAGATTGAAGCATATGTGTCAGGCATTGATGACGCATTCATCAGGATTATTTTTCGACTTCGCTACCTCGTGCCACGCAAGGATGGAGGGTGGCAGCCGCCGTCATGGGCATGGATAGCCAGGCAGGTCAACGCATCAGAAGACTACTGTAAGGGCAGGCATTGTAAGTTTTGCAAAAAAAACACGTTGTAACACGCACGAACACACTCTGCATGCTATGATGATAATGCGGGGTTGTTGTTATAGTTTTTCCATAGTTTTATGCCGGTGCAAGGGCCACGTTGTATGACGTGGTCCTTGTGCTATATATGCGAGGTGATAACGTGTATAGTACGAGTCAGATCAGAGAGCTAATCAAGGATGGACGAGTTGACAAGTTCTACAACGACCGCTACTGGAGAAAGTTCAGTAAGAGCGTTATCGCAGAGCAACACTATGAGTGCCAGATATGCAAGTGCAAAGGCAAGGTGACGAGAGCAAATATTCTTCATCACGTCAAGCATCTTAAGCAATTTCCGCAGCTTGCATACAGTCGGTATTACTATGACGATAATGGCGAACGGCACAGGCAGCTGCTTGCATTGTGTCACGACTGCCATGAAGCACAGCACCCAGAACGGCGCTGGCAAGAACGTACAGATAAGTTCGTCAATGAGGAGCGGTGGTGAGCGCCTTGCGGCGATCCCCCCCGGGGTCAAGGGTCGAAAAATTTTTTCGACCTTGTACGACGGGAGGCACAAAAGACAAATCCGCCCTCGCACGCACGTGAGAGAATTTTTTTCAAGAAAATCAAATGTAAGGAGTTGGCAAAAATAAAAAAGCCGAGTTTATCAGAGATTGAACAGTCGTTGATAGAGCAGCTCGAACAAATGGGTGCTTCTGTCGATTTCTATAAATCGCTGGTTTCAGACTATCTGTTTTACGAAAAACAGGAAAGGAAAATGCAAGCCGATATCCGCAAGAGAGGGCTTACCTACATGGCGGTTTCTGCTGTTGGTAAAGAATATGAAAAGGACAATCCGTCTGTAAAGCAGGCGTATATGTATAACAAGCAGAAATTGCAGATTTTGAAAGATCTCGGTCTGTCAACCGAGAAGGTGAAGAATCTTGACGATGATGAAGAGTTGTAAAGGTCAAGATGCTCTCGATCTTTCCTGCCTTGCTGAATACATTAGCCTCGTTAAAGAGCACGAATACCCATACTGTATTGAGCAGTGCAAGCTCATTGAATACGTTGAAAGAACATTTCTGAGCGAGGATATCTATGTTGATGTTGAACAAGCTGAGAAATATTTCAGCTATGAGAAATATTTTCCGTTCAAGCTGTTTCCATGGGAACGATTCGTGTTCACCCTTCACAACTGCACCTATAAGTCCAATGGCTCTTTACGATGGCCTGTACTGTTTCTCTACGTCGGTCGAGGAACAGGAAAAAACGGCTACTTAGGCTTTGAAGATTTTTGTTTGCTAACACCGACGAATGGCATCAAGCATTACAACATCGATATTTTTGCGACGACAGAAGATCAGGCTAAGACCACGTTCAATGATGTGTACAACGTCCTTGAAGACAACCGTGACAAGATGCAGAGATTTTTTTACTGGAACACAGAAAAAATCATAAATCTGAAAACAAAATCCGTCTTGCGATACAGAACATCGAGCCCGAAATCTAACGACGGTGCAAGACCGGGCAAGGTAGACCATGATGAGGAGCACGCATATGAGAACAGTAAACTCATAGATGTTGCTGTTGGCGGCCTTGGAAAAAAACCACGCCCACGCCGCACGATCATGAGCACCGACGGATTCGTCCGTGAAGGTCCACTTGACAAAGATAAGACCAAAGGGATTAGAATCCTTAACGGTGAGATAGATGATAACGGCATGCTACCATTCATTGCAAGAGTAGATAAGCCAGAAGAAGTTGAAATGCCTGAAATGTGGTATAAGGCGAACCCGTCACTGCAGTACCTTCCTGATCTTCTCCAAGAGATGAAGACGGAATTTCAAAACTATCTGGACGATAAGATAAGCAATATCAGCTTTGCAGTTAAACGCATGAACTGCCTGCCACAGCAGACTGAGGGCGGTATAACCGCATTTGATAATATCCTGGCAACTAATCAGGATATCACGCCATATTTGTCAAAGCTTCAAGGCAGACAATGCACAGCAGGCTTTGACTATATGAAAACCGATGACTTCCTTTCAGCTGGTTTGCTCTTTGACGTAGACGGAACTGACGTATGGATAACGCACACCTGGGTGTGCAAGGCTTCTGCAGATTTACCAAGAATCAAGGCGCCCCTGCAAGAATGGGAAGCGGCGGGGCTACTGTCATTCGTTGACGGTCCAGAGATTCCGCCTGAGATACCCGTTATATGGGTGGCACAGAAAGCGGCGGAGCTTAACGCCAATGTCACAATGACTGGCATAGATAACTACCGCTATACGCTGCTTAGGAGGGCACTCAAAGAAAATCTCTACGCTTCTGATGAAAAAGGTTACGGAAATATCATGCTTGTTCGTCCGTCGAATGAAATGATGATAATGCCTGTAATCACAAGTCAGCTGGTGAATCATAAGCTTGCAGTTGGAGACAATCCCCTTTTCCGCTGGGCTATGAATAACACCAAGGTCTGCACTTCGTCCGCAGGCAATATGACGTATGGAAAAATAGAGCCTAAGTCCAGAAAGACAGACCCTTTCAAGGCATATGTTGCTGCGAAAGCAGCGCAGAATAAAATTGCTGAGCAAATATCAAGTATGCCTATGGATATGAATATTATGGACGTATTCACATACTAGCAAAAACAGAGAGGAGGTAACGCAATGGGGTTGAGATCACTGTTATCACGCATAATGAATGCTAAGAGTGATGAAGTGATAAGTGTCCGGTCGGTTGGGTATAATGACGAAACGAGAATTGCCGTTCAAGCATATGCAGTTCAAGTTGTTGTTGAAATCCTTGCGGCACTGGTTTCAAAGTGCGAGATAAAAACCTATCGTGACGGCAAGTCATTCCGTGGCGAAGAATGGTATTTGTTCAATATCAAACCTAATGTCAATCAGACCGCCGTGCAATTCAAGAACGAGCTTGTCCGCAAGACCCTCGTGCGTGGTGAAAGCCTTGTTGTCAGCGCTGGTCAGCAGATAATCTGTGCCGACTCTTGGAGTACGCAAGAGTATGCGCTATATCCTAACCGTTTCTCTCAGGTGGCACGAGGCGCATTTACGTTTCAAAAAACATTCGATATGGGAGATGTCCTATATCTCACATATTCCAATGGTGGCGTTAGACAGATACTTACGGAAATGTTAGAAGAACATAATCGTTTCTTGGAAACGGCTTCAAACGCCTATGTTAAGAGCGGTGGTCAAAAAGGCATTCTCGAAATATCACCAATGGCACAGGGGCAGAACGATTTTGAAAAGAAATTCGATACTCTTATGAATAATTATTTCAAAACCTATTTTGACGCTAAGAACGCCGTTCTTCCGCTATGGGGTGGCATTAAATATACATCTCAAACAGCAGGCGAAACCAAGAGAACAGTATCGGAAGCAACGGACTACATTTCTATGCTGAATGACGCATTAGAGAAAGCGGCAATCGCTTTCAACGTTTCACCGGCTATCGTAAAGGGAAATGTCGAGAACATCAGTGAAGCGTTATCAATGACATTGACATCTGCCGTTGACCCGTTTGCCAAGATGTTATCCGACGAGATAACAGCAAAACGCTACACTAAAGAGCAAGTCCTGCGTGGCTGCTACGCCAAAGTCTGCACCAATAACCTTAAGCACCTTGACGTGCTTGAAATGGCGAACGCAGTTGACAAGTTAATCGCAAGCGGTTTCTATTCAACTAATGAGTTGAGAGAGAAGACAGGTGAGGAAAGAATTCCAGAAGCCTGGGCCGATAAGCACACAAGAACTAAGAACTACGAGACAATCGAAGGAGGTGGAAACAGCAATGAATAGCATTTTTAATCAGTTTGAATTCAAAATGGAAGCGGATAAGCCCAAAGAGCTTAGCCTATATCTATATTCACAAGTCCGTGGAGGACTTGCCATTGATTGGGAAAAGGGGAAAGTTGAGGAGAGCAAGACAGGCGCTAAGTATTTCGCCGCCAAGCTTGATGAGTACAAAGATTGTGAACATATCAACCTGTACATCAATTCTCTTGGAGGTCAGATCAAAGAGGGCGTTGCTATTGGAAATATCCTTAAGCGCCATAAAGCCAAAGTTACTTGCTATGTAGACGGCTGGGCATGCTCTATCGCAAGCGTTATCGCTATGGCAGCGGACGAGATCGTCATGTACAACAACAGCCTCATGATGATTCATCAGGCGTCCTGCTATTGTGAAGGAAATGCCGATGATATGAGAATTGCTGCTGACGAACTGGATAAGATGACTGACACCGCTATCACAACATATGCAGAACGTTGCGGTGGTAAGTGTAGTCGTGAAAAAATTTCCGAAATGGTCAAGGTGGGAACATGGCTCACAGCTGCTGAATGTCTCTCATATGGCCTATGTGATACCATATCGGCTGGGAAACAGCCTGTTGATATGGCAACCATGCTCAGTGACGTAAAGCAATACACAATGTCAAGTGCTCTTGACGGTGAAAGCATGGATAAGCTCATTGAGCTATATAAGCAGTCAACTGCACAGCAGGCCTTACCTGCTGAAAAAAGCAAAGAAGAGAAAGAAAATGCCGCTATATCGGCATTTGAAAAGTTTATGAAATTGGAGGTAAAAAAATGATTAATCTCGACACACTCAAGGAACAGAAAGAAGATATCCTGACATCGCTTTCCGTCGCTATAAAAAATGGCGATGATAAAGCAATGGAAAATGCTCTGGATAAGTACGGCAACCTGATTTCAGATACTATCATGAATGAGGTAAAGAGCACCACGGAGTCTGTTGACAGCCAGATCCTTAGCACACGTGGTGTAAGAATGCTGACAAGCGATGAAAAAGAGTACTATGACTCAGTTATCGCTGCCGGTAAGTCTTCTGATCCGAAGATGGCATTGACAAATGCCGACAAAACAATGCCAATCACGATTATTGAGTCTGTGCTTGGTGAAATTCCACAGCAGCACCCACTGCTCAACTTCATCAACTTCCAGGACACAACCGGCATCACAAGAATGCTCGTCAACGAACAGGGTGAACAGACTGCCAAGTGGGGAGATCTGAACACCGCTATCGACAAAGAGTTGCAGGGAGCGTTTAAGCTTTTCGACGTCTCTCTCAAAAAGCTTACAGCATGGATACCTGTGTCTAACGATATGTTAGATCTGGGTGCAACATGGCTGGATAGGTATGTACGTGAAATCCTTGCTGAGGCTCTGTGGGTCGGCATGGAAACAGGTATCGTTACAGGTGACGGCCTGAACTGCCCTATCGGAATGTGCAAGGACGTATCTGATAAGGCGTCAGTAGTTGGCGGAAAATACCCCGATCAGAGCACGATTGCACTCAAGGAAATGTCGCCTGAGGCTATCGGTACTATCGCTGCTCAGCTTACTAAGACAGAGGCTGGAAACAACAGGTCGCTTGATAACCTCATATTCGTAGTCAATCCAAAGACATATCTGACCAAGGTAATGCCTGCGACAACGAACTTCGTTCAGGGAAAATGGGTTAACGATGTTATGCCTATTCCATGCACTATTATCCAGTCATGCGCCGTTCCTGATGACAGAGCTATCTTCGGTCTTGGCAAGCGTTACTTCATGGGTCTTGGCATGGCTAAGGGCGGTAAGCTGGAGTTTGATGACTCATTCAAGTTCCTTGATGACGCAAGGACATATAAGATCAAGACATACGGCAACGGCAAGCCACTCGACAGCAATGCTTTCAGGTATCTGGATATCTCAAAGCTTAAGAGATTTATCCCGACAGTATACACTGTCACACCGTCAGAAACATAAGGAGTTGATATAAATGCAGCAGGCATTATTCGAGGAAGTTAAAAATCAGCTGAACATAACTTGGTCAGACGAAGCTACTGACAGAAAGATAAACAGCATTATAGCACGTGCTATAGGAGTACTTAACGGATATGCAGGTCAGGTGCTGGATATCAATGTTGACGAAAATATCAACGGCGACGCCCAGCTTCTGATCGACTGCTGCAGATATATATATAACGATTGCTTCGAGGACTTTGAAAAAAATTATCACTCTCAGCTCTTCGCACTGAGAGCAAGGTGTCAGATTGAGGAGATGTCAGGAGGAAGCGTATGATAAGCAAGCGGCAGACGTTCAATGACGGCATATGCACTATTGCAACTATCATCAATGCCAATGGCTTGAAAATCAAGCAAGCAGGCATAAGATATGACAATCGTACCGTCGGCTCAGAGCGTTTCTATAAAGCCGCTGAGTATCAGCACCGCTGTGATAAGGTGATAAGAATACCACTTATCGCCGAGCCGCAGGCGACTGACATTGTGATAATGAACGGCGACCAGTATAACGTCATTCAAGTTCAGATGATAAAGGACGCTAAGCCGCAGGCTTGGCAGTTATCAATAGAAAAGCGAAAAAAGAGGTTAGAAATCCATGTCAATGAGTCCTGATGAGATGGCTGAGGCTTTACAGCACGCATTTCAGCAAGAAAGTCAACGTGTTAATGAAGCCGCCAAAAGAGCCGTTAAGAAGACCGCAAAGGAAACCCGCAAGGTCGTCCAAGAACACTTCACGTTCAATAACCGCTCCGGCAAGTATGCCAAGGCGCTTACAGTTAGCACCGAGTACGAGGACTCTTTCGACATTCGGCAGATAGTGAATTTCAAGAAGAATAAGCAGTATCTTCTCACACACCTGCTGGAGTATGGCCATGCTATGAAGCGTGGTGGTAGAACGCTTCCGTTTAAGGCGAAAGCTTATCCGCACATGATATACGGACAAGAGTATGCCGAAGAAAAATTACCGGAAAACATCAGAAAGGAGATTGAGAAGTCGAAATGACATTGACAGAACTTATATCACTTTCAGGCATTCCTGCGGACAGGATTGCTAAGATAGATTTTCCAGTGGAAACGGAATTGCCGTTCGCAACATGGATAAACAAGACACCTCAGACGATATCTGCAGACGGAAGAACTGTCGCAGTTATCCCACGGATTGCAGTTGAAATATACTGCGAGCCGGAAGATGAAGAAACACATATCCTATTTGAGAACGCCCTTATGGATAAGGGCATATGCTTCTCAGTCGCCGCAGGCTATCTGGGGCAGGATCAGCAAATGGATATGTGGGTATACGAATTCGATCGCAAGGAGGAATATTAATGAAAGGATCTATAAAAGCCGTTGGCTATGGACCAATCAAAGAAGCATCAGATGTCAGCGGTTCTATAAATATTACATATACAAGTTGCAATTACTTAGAAACGAAGCTCTCAGGCTCTCGACAGGTAAGCCTTGATCCTAAGTCGTCAAGCAAGGAGATATGGGCGGACGGCGTAGTAGCATATGCAGGTCAGACCAATCAGGGCTACGAAGGATCTATCATAACCCTGGATCTGTGTGATGATTTGGAAAAGGATTGGTATGGAAATGTCATAGATGCAGTTTCCCATATCCTTGTTGAGACTGCAAAAACTGGAGAAACGCCAAAGTTTGGATTGTTTGTTCAATATGAATCAACGTCAGAAGCAGAGGGATATACCGAGGTCTTCCCATATTGCTACACCACAGATCGTCCGAAGTTCTTGGTTAAGACTGAGGAAGAAAGCGGTATGGACTATGAATACACAGAGCATAAGATTGCCTGCAAACCGTCACCTGCAGAAACCACAGTCGACGGAAAGAAAGTGCATATCGCACGTTTCCGCATAAAGGGCAATGAGAAGCTCACAAAGTTTCCTGAGTACACCTACACCCCGGGTGAATGACAATGAGCAATACAATAATCCTGACTATAGACAGCAGGCAGATAGGCTTCAAGGCTACAGCAGGTATGTTCTATCGCTATAAAGAAGCGTTCGGCACGGAGTACCTTGAGGACGTTGTCAAGGTACATCAGTTTGGTAAGGGCGCCTTTGTTCAACAGGTCGAATACCGCACCCTATGGGTGCTTGCCAAGACTTATGATGATAGTATACCGCCTATTCAGACGTGGCTTGACAGCTTCGCCTATGGTGCATTCCCTGTTGATGATATCTATAATCAGGTTATGCCTATACTGCAGGCAAACATGAAAGTTGACAGAAAAAATCCATAAGCGGCAGTAAAAGCGGAGATGATCGGCCTCTCAAATCGGAGGAGGTCATCTCCCTTGTTGTAAACAGGGGTCTTACTGTCGCTGATTTAGACCGCATGACGTATGGTATGGTAGTGAACTATGCCTGCGCCTATGACCGACAGCGATTAATCGCCGCCGGCAAAAAGGTCATTGACCCCGAAATTAAATACGAAGAACTGAAAGCAAACCTGCCTGTTGTGGAAGAACGATATAAGCAGGGAAAAATCAGCAAAGAACGATACGAAAAGTATATTGCGAAAATAAAGGCATGGGAGGGTGAGTAATGGCTAAGTCATCATCAGATGAGAAAATCAAAGGTATGTACGTCAAAATCGGTGGTGATACGTCTGAGTATACTGCCGCCATGAAAGGGCTTAATGCTGATATCAACTCGACTACCAAAAATCTAAACAGCGTCAACAAACTCTTAAAGCTTGACCCGACTAACGTTGAATACACCGCTCAGAAACAGAAGCTTTTGGGCGAGGCTATCGAAGCAACAAAAACAAAGCTTGACGTTCTCATTAGAAACGAGAAAGATATCAACGAGCAGTATAAGAAAGGCGAGTTGCCCGTTGAGTCATATCTTAAGTATCAGGAAGAACTTGAAAAGACCAAGAAGAAGCTGAACACACTGCGAGATCAGACCAAGACCGCAGATGATAGCACCAAGGAGCTTGGCAATGAAGCCAAGGATACGTCAGATAAGGTCAAAGACCTTGGTGATAAAGCTGACCAGACAGGCAGTGTCTTCAAGGACGTTTTCTCTGCTAATCTTGCAGTTGAGGGGCTGAAAGCTATAGCTAATGCCGCCAAGGAAGCGGCGGAAAGCTGTGCACAAGTTGGTATAGACTTTTCAAGTTCTATGTCCAATGTGGCGGCGACAATGGGCATGACCGCAGAGCAGGTCAGCACAGGCGCTGAGGACTATCAAAAGTTAGAGAACGCCGCTCGTGAGTGTGGTGAGACTACAAAGTATACAGCTTCGGAGTCCGCTGACGCTCTTAATTACTTGGCTCTTGCAGGATATGACGTAAATAAGGCGGTTGAAACACTGCCGAAAGTTCTTAATCTTGCCACTGCCTCAGGCATGGACCTTGCGTCCTGCACTGACATGGTAACGGATACTATGTCAGCACTACAGTTGCAGACGAGTGACCTTGACGGCTATATGGACATGATGGCCAAGACAGCCCAAAAATCTAATACCACAGTTGCTATGCTTGGTGAGGGCATTCTCCAGTGTGCCGGTACGGTCAAGTCCACAGGGCAGGACGTTGATACAATGTGCACCTCTCTTGGAATACTGGCTAATAACGGTATCAAGGGTGCAGAGGGCGGCACACATCTCAGAAATATGCTTTTGTCGTTAACATCACCGACAGACGTTGCTTCCGCTAAGTTGAAAGAACTGGGCGTGAGCGTGGCTGACAGTGAGGGAAATATCAGAGATATCAACGATATTTTCGGAGACCTTAACGCCAAGCTTTCCAAGCTCTCAGATGACCAGAAGACAAAGGCTTTAAGTGATATCTTCAATAAGACTGATCTATCTTCCGTCAACGCCATGCTTCAAGGCATGAGTGTGTCTTTCGATGACCTGAAAGCTCAGGTAGATAACGCTGACGGAGCGTGTCAGACAATGGCTGACACCATGAATAACAATCTTAAGGGCAAACTGGCTATAATGGACTCTTCCCTTGAATCCCTTGGCATAACTATTTTTGATAAGTTCAGTGCCCCGCTCGAGGACGCCGCTGAAAAAGGTTCAGAGCTTTTCAGCGAGCTTACCAAGGATATCAAGGACGGTGACCTTAGTGACGAATTTGACGATATGGGCAACGCTCTTGGTGATTTGGTCGAAACCGGCGCAAAGTTTGCCAAAGGGTCACTGCCAATCCTCATTGACGGCATAAAGTTCTTCTGCGAGCATTCTAACCTTGTTATCGGAGGATTGACAGGAATAACGTCGGCAATGGTATCAAAAAAAGCCATAAATAACGTTTCAGACCTCGTAAAGTCATTCAAGAGCCTTACAGGTGCAACAAAAGCAGCTGAAACCGCCCAGCAGGCTTTAAATGCAACTCAAAAAGCGTCGCCGGTAGGAGCAATTGCAGCTATTATAGGTACGGTAGTTGGCGGTATTGTGTCTTATGCAACTTCGGTTGATGACGCCGCTGATTCAACAAAAGTCCTCAATGACGAGGAACAGGCGTTGGTCGACAGCACGAATGAACTGACAGACTCCATAAAGAAAGCCGCAGATCAGAGAGAAGAAGCCAAGACAGATATAGAAGCCGAGTATAGCAGCTATAAAAGTCTTGCAGATAGAATTTTTGAGCTTTCTGACGCCGAGAGATTATCTAATGACGAGAAGTCAGAAATGAAAACTCTTGTGGACCAGCTGAACAGTGCAATGCCTGACCTTAATCTTCAGATTGACGATCAGACAGGCAAGCTTCTCAACAATAGGGACGCTGTCTATGAGTGCATAGAAGCAAAGAAAGAACAGCTTCTTGTCGAAGCAGCTCAGAAAGATATGGTCGCTATATCAGAAGACCTCTATAAGGCTGAGAAAAATCAGAAAGAGCTTGAAGAAGAAATTGCCAAAAAGAAAAAAGAAATGATCCCGATTCAAGAGAAGATGAATAAGCTAAACGCAGATTGGGCGAACGTCGCTGATGAAAGTCAGTACTGGGATCTACAGGAGCAGTATGACAAGCTTGACAAGTCTGTAAAAGAGCTTCAGAAGTCGTATAAGTCCGCAGGCGGAGAGATTGAGCAACTGAACGCAGACTATGCTGACGCCTCCAAGTACGTTTCTGAGCATTCTTCTGCTCTCGAAGACAATTCAAAGGCCGTAGAGGACAATGCAAAAAAGGTCGATACAATCTATAACCGCACTGTCATGTATAAAGACGGCTTACACAAGGTATCGCAAGAAACTGTTGACGCAATAGTTGAGATGAATAAGAGCTATGACGAAGCCGTCCAGAAACGAACGGAAGAATTGCAGAACAATCTTAACCTCTTCGACGAATTCAACGGCGGTGCTGAGATATCCGCAGAACAGCTTATGCAGAACTTGGAATCTAATCTTGACGGCATGGCAAGCTGGTCTGATGATATCAAAAAGCTTGCAGACAGAGGCGTGAATAAAGGTCTTATTAAGACCTTGCAGAAAGCAGGTCCGCAATCTGCAAGCAAGATAAAGGCGTTACTTTCCATGTCACAGCCTGAGTTGAAAAAGTACAGTGATATGTGGGAAGAGTGCATGAGCGACTGCAAGAAGATAGCAACATCAGAGTTCGACGAGCTCAGGCAACAGTATGATAAGACCATAGAGACGCTTCAAAAGCGTGACCAAATAAGCCAGATATCAGACGTATGGAAACAAACAGGTGCGGCAATGATGTTAGGTATGCAGCAAGGCATACTGTCTGCACAGCAGTCTGTCATTGATACCGCAACCAGTGGAGCGAACGCAGTGCTTGCGGCGGTCAAGGGGGTATATGATATACACTCCCCTTCAAAGGCATTTGAGAATATATCGAAAATGAATGCGCAGGGTGAGATCAAAGGCTGGAAGTCATCAGAGGACGATATCATCAAAGCCTATACCAATACTGGTGACAAGATACTGTCAGAGAATATGCGAAATACATACAGCGATACGAATAGGGTCGCAAGGTCGGTATATAATGGATCATATGCCCACAGTATCACGCAGAAAGCAGCAACAAGCGCCACAGAAAACACGCAGGTCGTCCCAACAGTCAGACAAATGCCAGAGACTATTCATAACGTGATAGTATTCCCGAATGGGAAAGTGATTGCAGAGGAAACAGTTCCATTTATAGATGTAATGCTTGGCGAAAGAGCTGCGAGAAAGAAAAGAGGTAGTGCAGTATGACACGACAAATCAGATTTAATGGCAAAAAGTCGTATGAGGATTTTAAAATCAGAATAATCAGTGCAACAGTTGCAGAGCCGAAGAAGCGTGAGATCAAAGTGACTGTACCTTATCGCAACGGCAGTATTGACCTGTCTGACTATGACGGCAATTTTTATTTTGACGACACCGAAGTATCATACAAGATGTTCGTATCTGATACAGAACCTGTCACACTGCTCCGCAGGATTGAGAAGATCAAGAGCTGGTTATGTGAAGCTCCACAGCAGAATATCTATGACAACTATTCCGAGAACTATCATTTTGTCGGCAAGTGTAGAACTGTTGAGACCAACCTTGGTGAAGATGACATAACAGCTACTCTCGAGGTCACTTTCGATGTAGCACCATATAAGGTCTCTGACGACTTTGCAGACACAGCGTGGGACACTTTTTCATTCGATGATGATTGCCTCAATCAGATGCCTCTCTCCTGCATAGCACACAAAGACGGCTATCATTCCCAGCCGGGGGTACTATACTTCTATTCTTATGCCAAAGATGACATAGTTCCGAGCTTAAGGTATCACAAAAATGCTAACGATAAGGACAAACGAGGATTGACAATGCTTGATCTCAACGGTCATACCCTCACAGAAAACCTATACAAAGAAACTGAATCAACGTTTAGAATGCAAAATTTCGTCGTCAAACCTGGCACAAATGTCTTAGCTCTATACGGATCTGGTTCACTTGAAATCGAACTGGTGGAGGAAATACTATGTTAGTTACACTCGATGATGCAAAGACGCTTCACGAAACTGGTTCTGTCAGAACCAACAAGCTGACAGGAACCATCGCCAAAGAAATAAACGCTATTGACACATTTACGTTCAACATATATCCCGACAACAGCTACTACTCCGATTTAAAGGAACTGACATCGTTGATAAAGGTTTACGACAAGGAAAGTCTGATATTCGATGGCAGAGTACTGACGATATCACCATACATGACTGATAGTGGCGAGATTGGCAAGCAAGTTGTCTGCGAGGGCGGTTTGTGTTTTCTGAAAGATAGTGTACCAATTATCAAACAGTTAAAGTGCACAATAAGAACATACATAGCCACACTACTTTCAGCACACAATAAATCTGTTGAAAGCTACAAGCAGATACATATTGGCAATATTAACTGTTCACAAGTGCAGCATACATTTAATCCAGGATATGAAGACACGTTCTCAGAATTGACGAAAAACCTGATTTCCGGTGAAGATATCAGAGGTGAAATGAGGGTGCGCATCGGCAAAGGAGGCATTAGATTTTTCGACTTCATAGCAAACGAATTTTCAGAGTTCAGCAATAAAACGATACAACTAGGAAGGAATATGCGATCTATCACGCAGGCGATAGACCCAAGTGAGATCATCACAAGGCTGTATCCGTTAGGTGCTGTCATCAACGATGATACGGGCGAACGTGTGACGCTTTCGGGAGCAACGAAGTATATTGACAATGACCAGCTGATAAAGCGGTACGGAGTACACGCTGGAACTATGGTATTCGACAATATCACCACTCCAGGCGCATTGTCTGGAGCCGGCAGAGTATGTGCCGGAGCACTAAAAGCAGCAAAAGTTCAGTATGAGGTATCGGCTATTGACATTGATAAGAAGCTAGACGGCTTTGCAGTTGGCTGCAGGTATCGCGTAGTCAATAGCTACCTTGGCATCGACGAGGTATTGAGGTGCATCGGCACCAGCATCGACATCAATGACAGATCACAGAATGTGCTGACATTTGGCGACAAGATTGACACGATTAGTGGAATGTCAGCAAGAAAATAGGAGAAATGATTATGGCAAAAGCAATTGATATAAGTTTAGAGGTCACACAGGTGGCAACAGCATATACAGGTCGAGACGTCCGACAGGCTATTGTCGACGCATTGAACGCCACACAGAACGCAATCAATGAAATGAATATGCCAGCAGGATCTCAGACCCTTATCGTACCGTCAGAGACGGCACTGGCCACAACGACTTTGAATCTGCCGTTCACACCGACTCAGAACACGCAGATCATCTGTAGTCTGCGGGAGGTGTCGGCACCAAAAGTGAGAAGGCTATGTGTAGAAACATTTTTCACAAGCAACAATTTGATAGTAGCGCTGACGAACGCAGAAAGTGCAAGTGCTACCGTTCCACAGGGTGAATACATTATTGACTGGATCGTAACGAAGCCATAGAAAGGAGGAATATCAATGCACATAAAAATCAACGAAGACTACAATGTAGTCGTGAACACGGCCCTTTTGGGCTACGTCGGTGAAACAAATGCAAGACCTGTGTCGGTCGAGGGCATGGAGATAGACGGTGCAGACCGCTATGTGCTAACGATAGACTACGGCGATGGTGTGACGTATGAGGTCGATATCACAGGCGGACAGTGGACACCTACGGCTGATATCTTACGGTCAGCGCAGACAGTCAGCTGTCAGATATGTGCGAAAAAACTGTCAGGGCAGGAATATATCCTAGTGAAAAAATCACGCATTTTCCGCCTGAGAATAGGTGCGGCTATAGGCGATGTTGCCGTACCGTCGCCAAGTGTGGCAGCTGACGCACTAGACCGCATAGACGCCATAGGCAGACAGGCGCACGCAGATATGCAGAAAGCCGTCACCGCCGCAGAAA